GCTTTTGTGCATCACACACGCAGAACCGCCAGCGTTATTTCGGAATGCGTAAACAACATTGTTGTATTCCCAAACACCCCTAATAGGCCCACTACCTGTAACAGCTAAATGAGTCCCATTTGATCGACCATCGTAGATTGTATAGCCATCTATGCGACGGTATCCACCAGTCATAGCACACTCGTAGTTCTGGGCTAATATAGCTTTGCCTGGGGGCATCTGTAACGCAGGGCTAATGAGGTCTAAACCCCCACTTAAAGCCCAAGCTTGAGACTGAACTGCCATCGTTATGCCACCGGCCTTTCGGCCAAAGTAATGGTGGGTAGCAAACTAACTCCCATAGAAGATAGCCGTATGTTTAGCTGGGCTTGTGCATCCTGATACAACTCAGGAGCATCTTGCTCTGCCGCTACATAAAGTATGGCCTTATAAAGAACAGCATCGTGATATTGTTCTGCTAACAACAATTCATCTGTATTTGTAGATAACTGTTGTGGTGTCCGGAAATAATCAAAATAGATTGTATAAACTGCGTCTGGCAGCGTATTAAACGATAAATGATTGTCCGGTCTAATCGTGAAGCTGGTGGGCTTCCCGCTTGAAAATGTAGTACGCAACCATGTGGCCCAAGGAACGAAGGTTAAGTAACCCGTTCCATTGCTGTCCGTGATGCGTACAGAACTTGTGATCCACTTACCTAACGCTGGCGAAAGAGCCAAGTTACCTACTGGATCATAGTTTTGTTGGCCATTTACTGTGTCAAAAGATCCTGTCGTCCACGAGAAATCCCAGTCATTGAGATTCTGTATTTCAGTCCAAGCTCGGTTAATCCAATCAACAGACTTTTTGTTAAGACCAGTTTGGTTAACAACAGAAGCCACGCCTTGATCGCTTAGCCCTGTTTCTTTTAACAGCTTGTCGCAAAGTGCCAGATAGTTCAAAGTTTAACCCGCCAATGAGTAGGGGAAACGTTGCAAGTCGCGGGTTGTATCAACTCCGTCTACTCGCTCCATATGTGTAATGACCGCGTTGTCGATTACTTCAATCACTTCGGGAGGTAGGTCAACAGGCTCATTACGTTTGATCTGGTAGGCATAGCCATTTACAGATACAAAAATATCACCTTTGCCAAGATCACCATCCTGATTGTGGAAGATCACTTTTACACGGCTGGGTTTGGTAGCGCTCCGCTTTTTAGCGGCTGGCTTTTCGTTAGTAACCTCAACGGTATCTACTTCAGTCATTTATTTACTCCAATAAAAAAGGGCGCCGATTAGGGCGCCCTTTAGGGGAAACTAACCTAATGGTTAGTCGGTTACAGCAGACTCAATACGAACCATAAAGGCATCGTTTAGAATTACTGCGGTTTGCATAGTCTTCCAGCTAACATGACCACGTTGGGCCAATGGATCGCTATCAGAAGGCTTTGGGTTAACTACGGCTGGGCTTAGACTTGAACTACCTTTCAGCGGAACAATGCCGTAAGCGTCACGTCCAACAATCAACGTAGTGTATACGTCAGCAACCGAACCAGCGGTTGAGATCATTGCGCCCTTAGTTGCACCACCGTTGGCGATTGATGAAAAGACCGTAGAACACATATAACGCACGTCCTCTACCTTACCAATCTCGCCTTCATGTGGAGTTAACTGACCGTACTTCTCAGTAGGAACAAACCCAGCAAAGCCGCGAATTACCGCGTCCATATCAGGGTGGATCAAACCGATGAAAGACGGTGCGACAGCTTCAGTGCCGTAAGAAGGTGTGCTTCGTACTACGGAAGTGATTTGACGCGCATTCTGACGCTTTAGTGTACGAGTCGCTTTACGCTGGTCGGCTAAAGTCATCTCAGTGTTTACAGCGTTACGGGCAGAACCGTTTGCATACTGTACGTTAGTGCCAGCTTTCAATACGTTAAAACGAACTGTCTCAACAGATTGTGCAGCTTGCTCACCTAACACTTCAGAAGCTTCGCGCAAGACGGGATCTTCGTGGGTGTCAATGATGACATCACTGATGGTTACTAAGTCACCAAACTGTTGCAAGGTGGCCGTAATGTCAGTTGCAGCTAACTGCTTTGCTGTTGGCGTTACGCCTTCAGTCAATGCGGTAGTAGCTAATGCCAAGCTATTGTAGCGACGGAACTTTTGTACTTTTGAAGACTTTGTGGCCAAAGGACGTGCCTGACCGAACTTCTCTAATACTAAGTATGGGATGCCGCGCTTTAGCATTTCTTTAGCAGCAAATGCTGCGGTACGTGGTGAAATATCACCGTATTCTGTGTTAGCCATGATGGCCTCCTAATAAATTAACTAGCGATTATCAGCAGCAAACATTTCAAACGCAGTTTCAAAGTCATCTGGTGGGATTATTCCAGTGGCCCCTGCCCCTGGCTTTGATTTAACCCCAGTAGAGTCTTCTAATTGCTTAGCTCGCTTTTGCTGAATACTTGTGACGGTTGAAGTTGTTGCAATCTCTTCCTGCGGCTGACTCAGCTTGAAGTAGTCGATAAGCTTAGAGGCTTCAAAAGCGTCATTACTATTCGATAACTGCTGGATCGCGCTAGGTTGTTCTCGCAGCCAATCAACAAAAGATTCGCTCTTCACCACGTCTTTCCAATCAGTATGAGCGGCCTCTAAGGCGGCGTACTGAGTGTTGACATGGCGCTCTTCTTCCGCTGCTCTTAACGGTTGAAGCGCTCGATTCATTGTTTCTTGGTTTTGGCTCCTTTCCACCTCAAGACGGGACTCAATCGCGTCGTGAATGTCAGGATACTCTTCGTTAAAAGACGCCCAAGCTTCGGGGGTCTTCATAGCTTCAGCCACTTCGTTTGCGGATGGTGTAACACCACCGGCAGTTGAAGTCGCTTGAAATTCGTTTAACTTGCGCTGTAGTGCGCCAATCCGTCCCGCATTGCTTTTCGCTTGGTGGGACAGCTTGTCATTATTATCTCGGAGCTTATCGTACTCGCTCTTTAGGGAATCATCGGCCCCTGCCCAGATGTCTTCAACTGGAACCTCTTCTGTTGGAACCTCTGCGGTTTCTCCAACAATCTCTGTATCTTCTTCTTCTAAATTAACAATCAACCCGTCTTCTTGATTTTCTGAAAACTCGTCAAATGCTGAATCAAAATCATCTACTGTTTCGTTACTGTCCATCGGTTACACCCTCGGCGGCTCTTATTAGCGGCACTGTGTTTACTCATAGTTGCTACTAGCGATGTGCAACAGCAAAGCTGTTGGCATGGCCAGTAACGCTTTTAAACTTCCTATCTCGCCCCGTATGAACTGCGTGTCCTCATGGCTCAATCGAGTCATCTCAAGCAGTTCATGGCGAGACTTAATTTCTTCTTCGGCCCACTTGTCTATCTCTAGCCATGTGGTGGACTTAGTATCAATGTTCAATTAGATTCCACTGCCTGTTTGCATCTTCAACGCTTGCTCTTTTTCAAACAGCATATCTTTGCTCTGCACTTTCATCTTCTCGATACCCAGCTTAGTGCGCATCTCGCTAACCTTAATGCCCTTCTCAGCGGCCATCTTGGCTAACTCCAACTCTCGATCAGACGCCATCTTCTGCTGTTCTACTTCTAACTTCTGGGCCTGTGCTTGGATCTGAGCGCCTTTTAGCTGAGCGTCCATCTGCATCTTCTGTGCTTCTAACGCTAGCTTCTGCTCGGCCATTGGGTCGCCAGTAGGCGCTTGCTGTTGACCTTGCTGCTGCTCGGCTTGCATCATCATTTCTTGTTGAGCTTGCATCTGCTGTTCAAGCTTTTGTTGCTCTAGTTCGATCTCTTCCGTAGTCTTTACGATTTCATCGGCTTCAAGCTGCATGGATGACACCACTTTGCGGTACAACGCTGCGGTGTTTGTTAAAGGTTGCAATAACGGTGATGCGGCAATATTCATCAAGTTCATTAAGTTCGCTGCTTGCTGCTCTTTTACCAAGAGGCTGCTTGTGCCACGGGCGTCAATGCTGAAGTCACCCTTCACATCTTCTTTCGGATTGAACTGCATATTCCAGTCATACATCCGCTTAATAAATGGACGGGTTATGTCGTCATCATAGTTCTTCACTACACGTCGAAGCATAGTGTTTGCGCTATTCATTAGCATCGACATACCAGTAGCAGTGTCGGTTGCTGTACCCTGTTCGCCTTGAGCGATCTGGGGTAATGCTGTCTCTTCATCGGCTATCTGACGGGCGTACTGGAACAAAGAAATTAGCTCAGTCATGTGACTGTTAATCTCAAACGATCCAAACACGTTATTCACATTGCCGTTCTTGTCTGTTAGCTCCCACACCTTATGCGGTGTTAGACGCCAGTTACCATCTGCTGGACGCACAACCTGACTGTTAATCACGGTCTGTGGGCCTACTGATAGCCCTGCGTTATCCATCAGCATTCGCCATGTGGCATTCAATACTTTCTGGCTTGAACGCATTAGGTACGGAATGCCTACACCAAATAGCGAAGTGTCATCACCTTCCCAGTTGAAAACGCTGTATGGCATATCACCTGTGTCAGCGGGATTGATTACTGCTTTTAGCACTTTGCCTTCACTAAACCAGACGATACCGCTGTACTCTGTGAACACGTCTTCTTCATCGACATCTACACCAGCAGCTAATAGATCATCTTTTTCTACTGGGCCGTGATACTCCCATACTTCAAATCGTCCACTGTCATAAGACGATATACCTGCCATTGACTGCATTTCTTGTAGGTGGGTTGCTGTATTGCTGTTGTCAGCGTCTTTCTTCAAGACTTCTGCTATTTGTGTGCGTAGGAACCCAGGCTTGTCAGCAAGCTCTCTAAGTGCCTTCTTGCTCATGTAGTGACGTTGGAATATAAACTCAGCATCGTGGACTGTACGAGATTGCATATCAGGGAAGAAATCCCAAGGGTCTACTCGCTCAGCACCGGGCTTTAGGTCATCTACAATTTCCATGACTTGGGCCACTTGGCCTTGGTCGTCTACTACCTCAGACCATTTCTGCCTTGTCTTGCCAAGTATTACTGGGCCTTTAAGGATACCAGTACCGTATAGCACGGCATCGTGTACCATATCTCGGTTCACAGAGTTATAGTTGGTTTCGGTTAGCTGGTCGTCTATCTCTTCTTGCATTCCATTAGCACGTTCTCTGGCTTCTTCCATTACGCCTTGTGCTACGTCACGCTTCTCTACCTGTACGCCCTCTTCTGTAATAAATGGGCTACCGTCTTCGTTCTTTATTGGGTCTTTGTCTTTGGATAGCTTAGACAGGTAGGGTACTGGGGTGGGCTGTAGCCCCCAGTTCCTGTCATCTGTTGGGAATAGAATATCTATTAATCGGGCTTCTGCTGCATTCACCTTATTGCGGGTGATGTTTACGAACAGTTTACTGCCCCCACTAGCTGCCAGTGTGGCTGCTGTGGTCTTGTCGTACTGACCATTGAACTGTCTTAAATCGTCTAACCAGCGTTCGTCGATACTGAATCTGCGCTGTACTTGGTCGTTTGCTTGGGCTTGTAGGTTTACACCGAACACACGAAGACGCTCTACGATCTCACGTTCAGCCTTTTGAGACTGTTCGCTGTCGTCTTGCTCTTGATAGTATTGGTCGAACTCGTTAGCTTCGTGCATTTAATAGCCTATTGATGAATCACCAGCAACATACGCCGCTAGTCTCATTCGTGTTGTTTGTAATGCTTGTACGGGTTGTGACTCCCACAGTTCAGCGGATACAGCGCAGTAACGCATTGCATCGGCACAGTGGCTAGTCCAGTCGTGTAGCGGTTTAGTCTTGTATGCTTGGCGCTTATCGTCCCACTCTTTGCGGTAGTTCCGCAGTGACCTGATACCAGCACTACAGTTCTCTTCATCGAACCATGCTGACTGCAATAGGCGTCTAACTGATTCAATGCCATCAATAATCGGCAGACTTGGTGCGATCTCGAAGTTTATACCAAGGTTTTCGGCCATCTCTTGACGGCTTTGACCTGTTGACCACTCCCTTACTCGTATGTCATGGGGCGCTATGTGATGACCCCACTGGATGCCATGTTCTTCTTTATACGCTGCCAGTGCATCGAGGTAGTGCTGTATACCCTCACCGCTAGACTCGTAGTAAGATACAAACCGTACAGACTTGCCTTGCACCTGAAACAGCCATATGGCTGTTGCGTCTGCTATGCCCAGATCCCAAGCTGTGTTAACCGGTAATGCTCTATCTACTGGGATGGTGCTTATCTGCTTATTGATGATATGTTCAGCAAAATACGCACCGTCTTTGTTGGCGTAGCAGTCACCCTCCCATATATGGGCATACAGCGCTGCGTTCTTTTCTTTGAGGTGTAACCTTTCAGCCTCTAGCGTCTCAGGAAACCATGGGTTTTGATCGTAATTAACTTTAACTACAAAAGAGCCTGGGGGCGGTTCAACAACAAAACGCTGATATGTTGCGTCCATTTCATCTAATGGGTTGAAGCTGACCCATATTTCTGAATTATCCTTCCGGATAGTAGGTATCAGCGTATCCCAACTAGCATTAGTGACACTCTCAGCCTCTTCGATCCATACGCGATCAATGCCTTCCATCGACTTAACTTTGGAGATATTAGACCTTAAACCCTCGAACAAGAACCGCGAACCGTTCCGCCCCAGTATCTGGGTCTTCTGCACTTCAAAGTGTCCAAGTAAGCCAAGCCGGTCAATCGTATCGACTAAAAGCTGATGGACTGAGTCAGTAATACTCTTTTGTATTTCACGCGCGCAGAGTATGCGTAATGGCTCTTTATACGCCGCAAGCACTAACAACATGGCTATGGAATAGCTCTTTCCACTGCCACGGCCACCATATACCACCTTATACCGGCAAGGCTTTAATAATGGCTCAAAGGGCGCTGCGAGTGTTAGATCAAGGCTTTTAACGTTAACCATTGAGGCGTTTAGCTGTGTTGTCGACTATCGCTATATTTATCAGGCTGGGCGGGTTGATTGGGTCAGCAGATAGTACCTGTTTGTCTAGCCCGTGAAGCCTAGCCATGCCCATTACCGCCGATACTGCCGCTGAAGGGTTTTTTACAGAGTATGCAAGCTGGCGGTCTTCCCTAAGCTGCGCGGTCAGGCTCTCAACGGTGACTGCGTGAAGCTTTGCTTGCTCCGCTTGTAGTTCAGCCACCCTACCCAATACCGCCCCGTTATTAAATACTCTCTGAACCTTGGTGCTTATAGCTTTGTCCGTCATGTTTGTAGAATAACCGGCCTGTCTATATGCCTCGGTTTTGTTGCCAGTAGCAACGAACACCTGCGCGGCGGTCTCCCATTGGTGGTTCTTTAACTGTCCCATTGTATCTAGTGGCGGCAATTGTGCGGCCCTCCTAAAACGACAAAACCCGCCGGAGCGGGTTAAGTGGTTAGTTTGGTATTTGACCGGATTAGAACACAGCTACTGGGGCGAAGCACTGCCAAATTGGCAGTTTATTAAGTAATCACTTATAAATAGCTATGCACCGTAACACAATAACGGTTATAATTAACCACGGCCCCGCGATAGCTAGGGCCATATATAACCAAGGAGTTTTAGCCATGATCGACTACCGCAACACAACACCCAGAGAGTATGAAGGGTATCAACAAGCCTTAGAAAGTGAGCAAAGAGTGCGCCAGTTAATAGTGAGCGTTAACGAGTCAATAGCAGAGATCAAGCAGCACCAGCTAGATTATGGGAAAGAGATAAGCCTTCTTGAGGCTAGTCTAGCGCGCATCCATCAACAAGCCACTGTTGAACTTTTAGCCCGTAATAAACAATTTATGAAGCAATTACTCCAGATGGAACGCGACAAAATGCGCCAACATAATAATCTTAATATTCGTTTAAATGAAGCCGTTCAAATAACCCAATCTAAACTAAGTAACTAGGAGCTTTAACCGTGACTAATCAAAACAACTACCCGCTAATGATGCCCTTATCTACTGGGACAGTTTGCACCCCGTACGACTCCCGCATGAGAAACCGACGCGCTGAACTTATGAGCTTAATTGTTAACCGCACTAAGCGGCAATTAAAAAGCCGCTTAGCTACTTATTAATTAACGACTGGGGCGAAAGCCCCGAAGGAGTTTTAACGATGAATTATTTAAGCGATTACACCAGCGAAAACCAAACAAAACTACTAAACGATAACGGAGCTTTCTTTGCCTTTGGTGAGAAACAGCTAGACGAACAGACACAAGAAGGCGTTTCTTATGTGCTTATAGGGGCTGGCCTAATAGCCCCAAAAGAGAACGCTTCCAAGATACTTAAAGGGCTTGAGTCAATTATTGCTGAGGGTATAAAGCAAGAC